AAAATTATTTGTAGTTAATACTGTTCCTGTTTCTGCTGGTAGTGTCAGAGTATTAGTACCTGCTGTTGCTGGTACATCAAGCGTTACTTGTCCTGAACTACTTCCTTTAATTACTAATGCCATTAGTCTGCCTCCGCTATAGTGTTACCTGCTGCTACCCAATCTAATATTGCTTGATAGTCTGCATTATTAGTATCTAAAGGAACATGAGATGTAATACCATTTTCAACAATAATATAACAAGCTAACTCTCCGTTGTATTCGCCTTTCTTAACACTTGTAAAATTTCTCACCATAATAAACTCCTTTATAATTCAACAGCTGCCTCAAAATGACAATGTATAGTTGCACCAGTACTACCACTTCCAGATGAAACTGCAAAAGAATTTTCACCTGTATGAACAGCAGAAGCTGTTTGATTAGTATGTTCGGCTGTGCCTAAGTCTGCACGAGAACACTTTCCAGAATTACCCGACCTATCATATAAGGTGATTGTTGGGGTAGTTCTTTTTGGAGTTAAAAAATAAATACCCATAGCTATTTCCCCAGTACCAGTTTGCCCAGCCACTCCTGAACCATGACGAACTCCAACAAGTGTAGCTGAACCAGGATCTGTTGTGGCATTATAACTTTTTTCATAATACCTCTGACATCTTTGTAAGCTATCACTAAACGATTCATTTTGAAATGGTGGTAAGGTACTTGCTGTATATTCGCCTACTTCTAATTGAACACCAGTTAAATACCATTCATTATCAGTACTATCAGCTAGATTAGGTCCACCCACCCATCTATTAGCGTTATTATTTGCTGCCCAAGATGTATTTAATGTTCCACCAGAATATGTACTACCTGCTCCTAATGCCCAATGTATAACAAAACTATTTCCATTATCATTGTCTAATGCACCTGAGGTATCACCAGCAAATGTTACTATTTTTTGTTCCCAAGTATCAGCACTCGATATACTATAAAGCTGGCTGATTTGTCTTGAGTTATCAACATCAAATAATTCTATAACATAATTTCCTGTTTTATTAGATTTAACCCAAAAAGATATAGTTACTTTTTCAGCAGAACTTGTACCTTTTTTTAATAGCTGTGCATCTTGCCCTTCGAATTTATAATGAATAACACCAAAGTGTCCAGCACCTAAACTGGTATCTGCTGTCGTACAGTCTAGTTTTAATGAGGTTGCAAAACCTTGACCTGTTGGAACATCTGTTGATTGACTTGATGTCCAAGTACCAAAAGTGTCCATTTGAAATCCAAATCTATCAACAGGAAAATGATTAGCTGTCTGTCCAGTTTGAGATGCACCTCTTTGTGCTACTGCCATATCACCATTAATGATAAGTGGTTTTGAATTGGGTCTATTGGTTACATGATCTAAATTAGATAACGGTAAAGTACCTGTAACGGCAGGAATAGTGACTGTATTAGTTCCAGCAACTGCTGGTACAGTAATTGTTATATCACCAGAAGTGCTACCTTTTAGTTTTAAACTACTCATTAGTCTGCCTCCGCT